ATTTATTTACTGCTGTCTTTATCTCTGATTCAGTGGTATCTACTTCCATATAAGACATATGTTCAGTAGATTCTACTTTCATTACCAGACAATGTACCTTTGTACATGTATCTAAAAGACCATCAGTTTCGATGTCAAGAATTATATTCTCCATATTAGAAATCCTCCTTTTCCTCCTTTTCAAATCCATAAGATTTTGCTTCTTCTTTTGAAGCAGCTTCAGTCATTCTTCCTGTTTTTTTGGAATAATGCAGAGTATCAGCAACACCTGTTTCTCCTGTCCAACGATTCTTTAATATTCTAACTGTAGTTAGGTCAGGGTTCTCTTCGTCTTGCTGGTTTCTTTCACAACCAATCACAATATCTGATAATTGTGCGATACCATGCGATCCTCTGAGTTGGTTTAATGATGTTCGTACTCCTTCTTCATGACCCTTATCTCCTGTGGGTCTACGGAGATGTGAGACTATAATTAATGAACATTGGACTTCCTCAACTAAACTTCTCAGCTTAGTCATAACAAAGTCTAACATCCTACGCTCATCACCGCCTTCCAAACCAGATAATATAATGGTGATATGATCAAGGATAATGTGAGTACATCCCATTCCCTTAACGAGGTATCGTATTTTGTTAAAAAGATTGGAGATTTCCATACTCCCCCAATGATCATACATAAACAAATTACCAGTTCCCAATACGTTATCAAATCCATCTTTCAACTCCTTCTTGGTGTAATCTACGTTCTGTAAATGAATTGGCTTATTCAAGTACAGTCCTATAAATCCAAGTGCAGTTCTTTTTGTGTTCTCCTCCAGAGCTAAATAACCTACCTTCTGGTTACGGAGAATCAATGAGTAAGCTATCTCCCGACAAACCTGACTCTTACCTATACCTGATCCTGCTGTGATAGTAACTATTTCACCTTTACGGATTCCTTGAGTCATGTTATTAAGACCATTAAAGGGATAAGGCATAGACTCTGCTTCCTTAGTAGTAGATACTAATTCCCAAGTGTCTTTACCATCTATGATCCCATCAGGTCTATAGGATTTTGCTCCCCATATAGCACTTATTATGTCTGCTCCTTTTCCTGCTTGAATCATCTCATTCGGATCATTAAGCGGAAGAGTTGCAACTTTAACTTTTCCGGGAGAAAATAACTGAACACATTCATCCACAGCTTTCTGTCCTGCTTCATCCTGATCGAACATTAGAATAACTGATTCAAAATTTTCCAAGTATTCTAAGTCATTCTGGATTGCTTTCTTAGCTCCTGCTGCTCCAGTTGCTATAGATACAACGGGCCATTTATTACCTTGTGCCTGAGAAACTGACATTGCATCTAGTTCTCCTTCACAGATCGTAATCATCTTCCCTTTTTCCCAAAGATGCTTTCCGTATAGTCCAGCTTCCTTAGTATTTCCAAGAAATAAGAAATCCTTGTTAGGGAATCTGAGTTTCTGAGCAATTACATGTCCGTCTTTTTTGTAATTTGCAATCTGAACTTTCTTACCTTTGAAAGTTCCTGTTTCATATCCCCACTTATCCACAGTGGCTTGATTGATACCACGTTTTTTAAGCGGAGTTCGTTCTCCTTTTATTAAATCCATTGAATTTTTCTCCTCTTGTTTAGTGTTATCTTCGTCTTCTCCTTTCTGTCTATATCCACATCCCGGAGTAAAACACCAACCATGCCCATCATCGTAGATTGCTAGGTTATCTGCTGAACCACATCTAGGACATGGAGCATGGGAGATGCAAGTAGATTCTTGTTCTCCCATAATTCCCCTTTTTATAAACTAGTGAATCTTACCAAAGTCACCATCTTCCAGCTTATTCTATTGGGACTTGGTGACTTTAGATTTTTTTTCATGAATCCAAGAGTTAGGAACTATTGATTCGGCATATAGAAAATCATACTTCTCACACCACTCTTTACAAGTGAACCTTCCTCCTTGAACTTTTTTACTTAGTTTTTGAAATACAAATCTAATATCTAGTTCGGGATGTTGCTGCTTTATAAGTCTATGTTTTCTCTGATCTTCAGATTTAAACCATCCCTTGACTTCTATTAAGATACCATTCGGAAGCAGAAAGTCTGGAGTATATCGTTTAGGAACTCCATACTCTATTTTGTGAGGTTCAAAGATATACTTGACTCTCTGCTTTTCCAGTTGATCTGCAACCAGACCTTCTAAATCAGACCTATAACGATTAAAAGTCTTCTTCATCATCAGAGGTAGATTCATCTTCACTGGTTACAAAAGGATTTTCAGAAGGTTCTTCGGATATGAATCCTTCTTCCTTTGCAAATCCTGATGTTTCAGAACCTTCGTACTCAACCAATTCAATAACTTGAACTGCATTGAAGTACATGGTAACTCCTGATTTCCCATTTACAGTATATGGAACTGGAGAGTAAGATACCTTAACTGTTGATCCCCAACCAATATCCACATTACAAGGCTTCATCTGAGAATCAACTACCATGATCTTAACTTCACGAGATTCTCCATTCTTCCCTCTTATGGAAGTTTTCTGCTTGAACTTGAAGATAATATCATCTCCATCTTCCTTGTAGGGAATAAACTCAGATGCTTTTTTGCCTGAAGATTTAACTTCATCAGCAATCCAACCATCAATCTGAGCCATCCATTCCTTTGCTTGCTTTGACTTAGCTGGAAGCAAAAGATTGATCTGATAATTATCATACTCAGGATGAGGTCTTTTAACATTTACCCATTTGCATTTAGCTTTGGGTGAAACCATTTTTGTTGTTGCCATATTGTTCTCCTTATTATATATTATATATTATACAGTATATTGATACGACTTAAATTGATTTATTATTTCCTTTTGAATAGGATCTAATCCATCATCTTCATCTTCTTCTATATCCTCCTTCTTTGAAAATAGGGTTATAAGATATTCTGGATCTATTCCAGAATTGTTAAGTTCAATATAGATATCTACAGGTAATGGTTCTCCTGATTTTAATATCTCTATTGCCTGATATTCTATGTCTTTCATATTTACCTTTATATCTAGAGTGTCCAAAAAGAAATTAACAGAAAAAATAAGGTGATCTTAACACCTCATGAATATTAAGATTTCCCATCTTAGGAGGTTCAGGAACTTCATCCAGAACTTCCAAAGCTGCTTTATAGAAATCATCCAAGACATCATTGTTTTTATAAATGTCTACAAATGCTTCTCTTAAAAGCTTTGCCATCTTAGGAGTATTATGAGCATGAGTTCCATAACTGTCATGGATCATGGCATAACTATTTATCTCCTCCTTATTGCATAGATGCACAGTAAGAGTTAGTGCTGAGGCATCCAGAGAATGTACAAAGTTAGGTGCTGATCCATTTACTGACCTAAGTACATCTATCTTTTTACCATCCTCTTCATAAATCACAGGCTTCAGGAGTTTACCATCAATGGTAGTTTCTATTCTTCTCCACTTAAATGCCTTGTAATGCTGGTAGATGTAGAGTCCAGTAGGAGTTTTCCAGATTACAGGATAACCTTTCTTGGAAAGCTCAGAACTTACATCTCTTATCCAATTCATAGCTTCTCTTGCAGAAACTACAACTTCTCCTATGGCATTCCAGACTAAAGCAGTAATCCAGTTTATGTACTTGGATAGAGTTTCATTCTCAGGAATTTTGAACTCTTCTCCTTTCCTGAGTTGATCTTCTACATATTCTTCAACATAAACCATTGCACTGAACCTAGTTCCACCATAAGGAACAACCATCACTGGTCTTTTAGTCATCTTTCGATTGATTAGACCAGATTCAAGCCACTTCTTAGCCATTGGATCATCCAAAGCAGCTAGTCTTTTGGTTTCCCTGAGAACTACATCTGCTACCTCCTGATAAATGTCCTGTGGAGAAGTTTCTTTTGTTAAGTTTGTCGCTTTACCTCCGATAGGACATCTCAACATAGCTGAATAATGCTGTAAACCATTGTTAGAGCCATCTAAAGCTATCGGGAGATAGCTGAGTACCCCTAAGCCTTTTCTTTTCAATACAGCCCATTCTGAGCAGAAAGCAAAGAATAACCAAGCATCATCAAATTGTGTCCACCAATCATAGTCCAAACCATGATCCGCAGATTTGATAATATGTTCCTCATTATCCAAGACCCATTGGATTCTTTCTGGAAAAGAAACTTTATCTATTCCTGCACAGTTTGCACCATGAATAGCTAGCCAATCTTTTTGTTCCTGATTCTCGATTGGTAGACCTTCTCCGAATGTCAGGAGAGCTTTGGCGTATTCTGTACCTTGAGGAGTCAGGAAAGAAGATACAGTATACTTTCTTCCTCTGAAATCTGCTTGGTACGGAAAATAAATCTGCTCAAAGTCCTTGAATTTATTGGCTAAGTTCAGAGTTCTCATGAATTGAAGAAGTTGAGATTTCCTTCGGATATTTTCCTCATATATTTGGGTAGCTTTTACTTTCCAAGCCTTAAATTTTAGCTTGGTTTCTTCATCCATATCTTTTTTCTTGAGTTCTTTAGGGATTTCTCTTGCTGGAAGATCAAGCTCATTCTTATCTGGCATTGAGCCTATAATTCTTCCCTGATCCCATGCTTCTTGCATAACCTCTAGAACTCTGGAGTTTACCTTCCACTTGGTTGATTGAAGTGAGTTCACACATTCAAATTCCATATCCATGTTGTGAAATGGCACATCATTTTTAACATTCTTATAAGTTTCCTTAATGAATGGTAATCTATGGCTTAGATATCCCCCATTATGAGGACTAGTCCAATTCTTAGGAGTCGTAACCATTGGTAGATATGCAGGAGACATTAATTCTCCCTGATTGATTATATCTTGGATCATATCTAAGGTTTCCTGAGTAGGAACAATAGTGTAGGAAGAATATTTTTTCCCTCTGGTTCTTGTTGAACCTATTTTAATTAATCCTGTAGACCTAATAATTAGATCAATCATTAATTGTCCTACCTTAGTACGTTCTACCTGAGTCCAAACTGGTACTTCTTCTCCCATCCTGAAGGATGCTGTACGGATTAATCCATACCTTCTGTAATGTCTGGAAGCAGATATTTTTCCTATCTTTTTCACTAACATTTGGAAGTAATCCTTATCTTTATCCTCCCACATATTAAATCTTACCTGATCAGATAATGCCTGTCCTATCTGATGAGATAGATTTATAAGTTTTTGGGAATGTGATATTCCATCCATTAAGGCTCTTAAACTGATAAAAGCTGCCACATCGTTATCTAACATGGCAAGGAAAGGACTTACTGATTTCATCCTTCCTGGTTTTCCAACTTCCTCAGTTATATGATTGTGAATGGCTTTGCTGAGAGTTGCTACTGTTTTCTTCATCAGTAAAATACCATGAAGAGTAATAGATTCTGAACCTTTACGTTTAGCATCTCTTACTTGCTTCTGGAATTTCTCAACTCCAGTGTAGACCATCTCTTCCTCTAAGCCTTTCTGGATTTCAAATATGTTCTCTGATTTCATATGCTCCTCCTTTAGGGTTGATAATTTTCTACATGTAATCTTTCTCCTATGGCTTTGATAAGTGGTACAGTCACACTATTTCCAGCCATTTTAAAAAGTTGACTATCTGAGATTCCCAACTCTCTTCCCTTGTGGTACAGACTGTCAGGTGCTCCCTGAAGTCTAAAGAATTCCAAAGGTGTAAGTCTCCGCAGTACTTTACCATCAAATATAGATTGTTCTATATTTTTTCTGGTTGTCAGAGTTCCTACGATTGGGTCTTTCTTAGGAACTATTTCCTTAGCTCGTCTTGGAGAAAAATCTTCTCCAGTTTTTGCTCTGTGTTCCCTTCTTATTTTCTTAGCTTCCTCTGATCTAACTTCAGTCAGTACAAAGGGTTGTCTGTTTCCTCCAGAACAGGAGTTAATGGTAGGAGAAATACCTTTGTCTGAATAAACTCTGTCATTAGAATGCTTAGGTTTATTCAACTGTAGAATTGTCATTCCAGAGTGGTTTCCTCCTGTGTGTGCTCCTCCGCTTATTGTTCTAGCAACTGCGGTTTTTGCTGACTCCGACTTGCAAGTGTTCTCGTTAGCTTCTCCCACGAGAGGAAATACTTTGGGTCTGGGTTTGTTTCTAAGATATCCGATAAGGAACACTCTTTCCCTGTTTTGTGGAACTCCGAAATTCTTGCTGTTACAAGTTTGCCACTCTGCATCGTACCCCAATTCTGAAAGCCTGTGGAGCATGGTACTAAAGATTTCTCCTTTCCATTTGCCAGACGATAGAACTCCTTTGACTTGTTCAAGAAAAAGAATGCGAGGTTTTTTAAATTGTATGATTTTGCAAAAGTGTATAAATAAGTCACCGCCACATTTTTCTTGATCGAAGGGATTTTCTGTCCTTTTTCCAGCGATACTGAACGCAGGACAGGGTAGACCTGCACAGGCAATGTCGAATTCTGGCAAGATACTAGGGTCTTCTGCAATTTTTCTGATGTCTCCATAATTTCCTCCTTTTGAGTTGTTGTATTCTTCATTTAATAAGTTACTCCATTTGTCTACTTCAGCATGACCTACTTGTTCATGCCCTGCTTGTCTCATGCCTAATCCAAACAGGTCTACGCCACTTGCGAATGAAAAGAATTTCATTTTATCCTCCGTTTATATGGTTACACGTTCATATTCTTCTAGGTGACATTTACACTTACACATAAACCTTAATCTGTAATAAAGTGCATTATTTTCTTTTTCTAATCTTCTATTTTCTTTTTCTGCTACATGTTTTTCTGTTCCCAAATCCAAAGATGTCATCATCCATGCTTTTGTCTCTTCATTTTTTTCTTTACGAATAAGTTCTCTTAAATCTCCTTCCGTAATTCTTGTTTTTTCCATCTTGTTCTCCGTTATGAGGTTTGGTGAGGAAGGTGAGATTTGCACTCACTAAGTCATACGACCTCTGATTTACAGTCAGATTCCTTTTCTAGATTGGATACTTCCCCTCTGAGATATTTTTCTGCATCTTTAGCATTAACCATTTTTATCATGATTTCTCCACCTCCCCAACAATACATCAGGACAAATAGTATACCGATAAATATTCCTGTCAGTACACCAAATCCAAATATTGTGAAGAAGTGGAAAATATCAGGTAACATTATGAACCATCGTTCAAACATGGAGAATCTCCTTCTATAAGGTTAAGTTCTCCATCTCTTTCTAAACAGTTCTCACATTTCCAAGTGCGATCTTCTGAGAAATAGACGAAACTAGGAGCTTCATCTGAATCCACAAGCTGATCACAAGAGTCACAATAAAATACACTCACTTTATCCTCCATTTTTCGGTTGTATTTAGTTTTTACTTTGTGAATCCTAGTTCCTCTATTCAGAATACCTTTACCCATTTCTACCTAACGTATACATCGAAATGAGTAGCTTCAGACTTGATTGTGTGATCTGGATGGTGCTTCCTAGTACCTCTCCAACGCACACGCAAAGGTCTATTCTTGTAGATGATCTTTGCAAGTCTTTTAGCAGTTTCAAGATTATCCTCTGAAAAAGGAATCATCCGTAATGATGAACGTAAGAACTTCGCATCTGTAAAGTATCTTAGTAATTCACCTTTGACTTCTACTTGGTAACCTTCGTGATTGAATTTCATATTGTTCTCCTTAAAATAGATTAATTAAAAATACATTCCATTGCGTAAAGAATGAAATGTAACTGTACAACATTAAGGTGACCATCACCCTAATTCCTAGTGTTCTCATGATAACCTCCATTAGTAGGTTATCCACTCAAACCCATGAGGTTCTCCCCAATGGGCTACTGTTACCCATGTAAAAACAATTAACATGAGATGCTTCCAAATTAAGTATTCTATCATGCCCACTCCTCTACATATACTGAGGTATCTCTACCAGTTTCTAGAAATTCCTCAGCTTCGTCTAAATCTGCTACTTCAATGTAGTATTCTTTCATATTACTGCGTATATAGGTAAGTGCTTGATGAAATGTCATTTTATCTACATATTCATCAACTGCTTTTTCTATTTCTTCTACTGGAAATTCTTCTACCATACTCCTCCATTCTCTTCTGCGTACATTCGCATCTGCTGTCTGTCTTTCTCTTCTCCTCTACTTCCTCTAAGGTCAATAACAGTTTGACCGAAAAGTTTTGTTTCTTTTGCTCCTTTCCCAAATAGCTTTTCAAGTTTCTTAGGATTAGTTAATGTTTTTTTCATGTTGTCCTCCATTTTAATTCATTAGGTTTGAAGTTTACTGGAATTTTCAAGTCTTTTATTATGAAATCCAAGACTTGTACTGATAAAGTTTTAGTTCCTAAAATGCTTGCAAATTTCTTTCCAAGATCATTCGTAGGATAGTATCTGACATTCCCCCATTCGTTCTTCTCCTCTATTACTACCTCCTTGTATTCTGGATGTGCTTCGTCTGGTTCTACGTTATTCCATTTCATAATGTCCTCCTTCGTTTTTTGGTTAGTTCTACTCGTTTAATGTAAACTGTTGAATCATCAGAACAACTTGTTTTGTACCATCCTGATCCTCCGTACATGTGATCTATCTCATCTCCTTCGTATGCTTGGACAGCTTCAACTATAGCATCCGTACCATGTTTTGAATCGTCTACTTTTATTTTTACTTCTACAAAAATATGTTTCATCTTTTTCATATTATCCCCTTTCTCTATTAATTTTCCAAATGTGAACTATACACCGATTACAATAATCAGCTTTTTTGAACTTGTACTTTACACTTTTATCAGTTCCGCAATGTTCACATTT